GTCCAAGGTCTCCATAACCCCCCTAGCCGCCTCCTCCCCCTCTCCCCCTTACCCCCAAGGTCGGGGGACACATCCCCCACAACTCAACTCTGTACAACCGCGGTTCACTTTTTTGGTCCGAAAATGTGAGGGGCTGTCGCTCTATGCGGCAGCTGGCCTTCCCCCCTCCGGGGGTGCCCTGCCGGCCGACCTGGGGGCAGGGGGAGGGTGCCTGCAACACCAGCCCGCAACACCAGCCCGTAAGCCCTTGCAGGGGCAGGGAGAGCAGGGGACTGCAGATCCCCTGCAGGCAGGCCAGGGCTGGGCCCGCAAGGCGGGCAGCCTGGGTCGCCTGTTTTGAGAATGGTTCTCACTCCCGCGTCTCTACGGTGTGAACCGCCCCCGCTACTTCAGTTCACCTGGGGATGGAAACGGTGGGGCACCGGCGGGCACGGTCGACCTATGGCACGCCACTACCGGTAGTTGCTAGGATGGGATGAGGCAGGGGGGAGATCCACTGCCGACCCACCACAGAACCTAGACACATGCAGATCACCGAACGCACCTCGAAAGCGGAGGTGCTGACCGCGGCATGCGAGCTGGCCGACTACCAGGCCGACCGTATCCGCGAGCTGGAGCAGCGCCAGGCCGTGTTGCTGGCCCTTTTGGGGCTGGCGGCTGTCTTGCAGCTGCTCTGACCATGGCACGAGAACAGCGGGCCTTCCCGATGGCCTGCCGGTCTCTCTATTGCGGGGAGACGTCGTGCCCTGCCACCTGCCCGCATCTGGCGGAGCTGGAGGCATTCAGGGAATGGAAGCAGCGGACGAATGCGCAGCGGGTTGATCCCATATGGGCGCCGACCATCTGGCAAGCGGCCGTCTGACACCAGCCCGGAGCCCCTGCGGGGGTTCCCTGCTGGTCTCACCAGCACCCACCACATCTGCAGCACCATGACAACTAAAGAACAAGAGCGGCTCAGCCATGTCACGGCCCGAGAGGTTGTGAATGCGCAGCTCCACGCTGAACAGCTACGTCACGACGTCGTGTCTGCCGTAGTCGCCGTGCTGGAGCAGCACAACGGCAAGAAATACAGCAAGCGCCTATTACCGGCCCTTCAAGAGGCAGCAGGAGAGGAGCTGTATTTTTCCGACGAGTACGGATTGCAGCAACTTAACACCCGCAGCTATTACCAATCCCGAGGGAATAACGGCTGGCGCTTGCTGTTGGGTCACGGCACCGGCTGCCCGATCATCGACGTCGACCGCATCAGGGAACATAACGCTTGCTACCTGAAGGCCGCGGCCGAGAGGAACCAGGCACGCGCCGCCCTACTGGCTACCGATTGGCCGGAGCAGTTGGATGCAGCAGCAACAGCCCTCAAGGCTGCGCAGCTGAACTACAACCAGCTGATGGGCGGTTACATCAAAACGCCCGATTTGTTTTACCTGGAAAAGGCGCACGGGTTCCGCAACAACTGATTGCCATGCTGAGCCGCTTGATCCTGACCCTGGCCACCGTGCTGGGGTCAGGATTTTTATGGGGCGCCGCTCTCCATGAGCTGGCGTCCCAGCCGGTGACACACACCGGCACCCAACCCACCACACACCACGTCGACCAGTGATCAACAGCTGAATCACCAGGGCCCCGTCACTGGGGCCCCCTCCCTTTGTAAAGAACCACAACAACAGCACCAATGCAGCAGGCTGCCGCGGCCATGCTGCTCAGGCCCACCCACCACCACCCATGGATTCTTCCAATGTGTTGGCCCGGGCTGTGCCATGAGAGCGCCAGCCCACCAGCTGCTGCTTCAAGCGGCAGCCCGCCTCAATGCCGACGGACACCACGACCTGGGAGCTGACGTATTGCAGCTGGCCAGGCAGTGGACGCCAGAGGCTGAACGACTGCTGATCGGGGGGCCCAATGTGTTGGCCCGCCCTAAGGACATGGAGCCCTTGCATGATGCGTGATCGGATCGCTGACTTCAGCACCATCCTGCTGATGACATGGGCCCTTGCTGGACTGGCTCATCAGATGAGCCCCACATCTGCACCACCCACCGCACACCATCCATCCGCAGAACATCGCCATGAGTGAACAGCACAAGGCCACGCCGGAGCAGTGGGAGGACCAGGAGCGCCGCGTCCGCCTCGATGCGCTCGATGATCAGGACGCCTCCTGCATTCTCGAACTCCGCGCCAGGGTCGAGTCGCTGGAGGCAGCCGCCAACTATCCGGGCAAACCAGATAGTTCGCCAGTCAGCGCCGAGCAGGAAGCTCGCAACCTACTGGAACGCATGGGCGTTGAGGGCGCTCAGAATTTGAAAGCCAGTGATCTTACGGAGCTTGGCAACTTGATCTCAAATCAGTCTCGCCTATTGGCAAAGCAGACGGCCCCAGCCCCCGCCGGCTCACTGGTGGAGAGGGTGGCAACGGCTATGCAGCCTGGCACATTTGACTACTCCATCTACGAACCCGAAGCCCGCGCCGCGATCCGCGAAGTGGCGGCGTGGTTGCGCTCGGAGTATCCCAGGCGCGAGGGCTACGGCACGGCATGGGCAAACCTTATTGAAGAGGAGTCCAACCGTGGCTGAGCTATCACCCGCTGCGCAGGCGGTGTTCTGGGAGTTCAACCGAGCTGCCAGTGGCAAGCCGGATGATTGGCACTACCTGCCGGCTATTGCCGCCGCACTCAGAGCCGCTGTGGAACAGGTTGACTGGAGCTGGGAGCCGGCTCAGCAACTCCTCGCCATCGCCACCGAGCTGCGCGGCACCACCATACCGTAAAGGAACACACTAATGGCTGAAGACATTAACTTGGTTCGCACGATGGACGCACGGGCATGGGCCGCTGAGTTCATGCGAATCACGGGCGGCACGGTTGACGAGCAGACCATGATCCCTTGGTTTGCCAACGCAATCATGTGCGGCTGGGATCACCACTACTGGCAGTCCGACGAGTACAAGCTAATGATTGCGCGTGTGCTGCCATCGACTGAGCGCACAAGTGAGGAGAACTAGTCACCATGCGGATCACCTACATCTACGAGCACACTCACTTCTCTGGGCTCAAGGAAACCTGGCGATTCTCGGACTGCACCCCAGAGCAAGCCGATGCAGCCGCCAAGGAGCAGGGCTGGACGCCTCCCCGCTGGTGGCGCTGGTGGCGCCGAGACGACGGCCCTCGCAACTTCCGCACCGAACAACTCCCGTAGAGACCACCTCTAATCCCACCACCACCATGACCACCCCAACCCCTAACGACTTCCGAGAGCTGTGCGCTGAGCTGCTGGAGAAGTATGACCTGGAATGGAGAGCGCGAGAGCGCATCAAAACCTTCCTATCCCAGCCCGAGCCGCATGGGCCGACGGATGACGCCGAGTTGCGCACCACGTACGCCATCGGTGCAGAAGCTCGCTGGCGTGAGGGGTTTTCCGAAGCGTGGAGCCTGACCGACATGGAGCGAGCTGCTCACACTGCTGGCCTCCGCGCAGTCCTCGCCCGCTGGGGCCGCTCCGCCATCAAGCCGGTTCCGGTGAGCGAGCGACTGCCAGGGGGCGGCGCGGAGGAGGGATGATGGCACGCGAACTTTTCAGCCCGGAAACAACAACACCACGCGAAAGAGTGCTTCTGAAGGAGATTGAACGCCTTAAGCAAATTATCCAAAACAAAAACGCGCAAATCCGCCAAGCCTATGGCTACGGCAGCGACACAGGAAAACCCCCATGGATGCAATGACCACCCCACCCCTATCCCCAACCAACCTATCCCAGCCCGAGCCGCATGGGCCGACGAAAACGCAGATCATGGATCTAGCCGATGACTGTGGTTTTGATAGCCAAGAGATTTCTGGCTTTGACGGGGGCAACGCATTTCGTGATCACGGGTGGGAATGCACAGACGCACAGCTCCTGACCTTTGCCGCGCAACTCCTCGCCCGCTGGGGCCGCCCCGCCATCGAGCGGGTGCCCGTCGCTGAGCGACTGCCGGGGCCGGAGGATTGCATTCGACGTGGTGATGATGATTGGTGCTGGGGGCAAGAGCGCAGCTTGCTCACTGGGCAGGCTGCAGCTCGCTGGCGCCTTATGCGCGTGAGCGCTCTCACGGAGGAGGCCGTAACCTGGCTCCCCCACTGGGCGCTGCCGGTGCCCACTGCACCGTAGAGATTTCAACTAATCCCACCATGACTGAACTCACCCCCGGACAAGTCGAGCAAATGGAAATCATCGGCCCTGACTACGCCTTGGCTTATTCCGCGCTGGCGCGACGTGTTGCGGCTGTCGATGCCTTGCTGCGCAACGGCTGCTTTGCCAGCACCGTAATCCATAAGGAGATTACGGAAGCGATGGCTGTGATCAAGCAGGTCGAAACTCCCGTTGTGGTCATTGCTCCCCCCGTAGACACTTGCTCCAATCACCAATGAGCGACACCCACGCAATGGCAGCTCTGCGCAACGAGCTGCTGAACACCCTGAGCAACAGCTTCCCCAGGCCACTGGACCGGAGGACATTGGCATCGGAGTGTCGGACTCCATTCCTCACCCGTGACAAGGCTTGGTATCAAGACGCACTCAACGAACAGGTGAAGGTGCTGGACTACGCCGGCCTGATCCGCCCGTCCGGTGGGGGGTACACCCTCACGGAACGGGGACGACGGGACCGACAGCAGGCAGCACGCTTCATCAAACCCACCACTCCGCCTGACGCTGCATGACACATCAACCTGACCGCCGTCGAATCACAGTGTTCGACTTTGCTGCCGAGTCCATCACGCATGATCGTGAGAAGAACTACGGCCCACCGCTTCCGTCCTTCACTCGCATTGCCGGCCTGTGGTCGGCAATGCTGGGCACCACCATTACCCCTCAGCAAGTGGCCCACATGATGATCCTGCTGAAGGTCAGCCGTTTGCAAACCGCACCCGATGACATCCCGACCCTCACCAGCATCGTTGGCTACGCCCGATGCGCAGTGCTTTGCGGCCCCGAGTTCGTCGACGGCGTGCCGTTTGGATGACGCCAGCCACGTCAATGTGCTTAGCAAACTCTGACCCATCATCTATTCATCATGGCTCTACCTGAAAACGTGTTTGATGTAGTGGCACGCAGGCCCACTGCCAAGGACGCAGGCGACGACGGTCGTGTGCTGTGGTTTCACCCCAAGTTCGGATGGCACTCAGCCTATTGGTCTATACCTGCCTACGCAGGTAGCACCCACTGGACATACGCACCTGAGGCGCCTGATGTACCAGAAGAAACACCAGAACAGCGGCAGCAACTGGCGTTTGACCAATGGGCTGAGTCGTTCGAGATTGAAATGAACGCACCAACCAAAGCCTTTGCCAACCTAGTCTGGCGTGCAGCCTGCAAGAAGATGCAGGCTGGGATATAGGGGAAGCCCTGTGCCACCTTATGCCTATTGCTAAGCATTTGTACTAGACAAATCATTCTCTATTGCACACCCACCACCACCGAGGAAACCATGAAAGGGAAAACCAGAGACGGGATACGCCAGCGTGGCGGCAGCTACCTGGTCGACGTCACAGTCCAAGGGGAGCGGCGCACCGCTACCTACAAGAGCTACGAGGAGGCAGTGATTGGCCGGCTGCAGCTGGAAGCTGAGCTGCGTGGTGCCGTGATCAAGCGGGAGGCTGCGGCCACACCCAACAGCTGGACCATCCAGCAGGCGTACGAGAAGACGCTGGAGGTGCGGTGGCAGGGCACCAAGAACGAGACCAAGGCAGCACGGAACGCCCGTGATGCCGTCGCATTCTTCGGCAAGGCCCGGGCCCTGGACTCGATCGACAAGGACGCCATCGACGAGTACATCAAGCACCTGCGCAAGAAGGGGAACAGCGCCGGCACCATGAACCGGAAGCTGGCCAGCCTGTCGGCCATGTTCACCGACGCTGAGGAGCGGGGTGGTGTGGCCAAGCGGCCACGCATGATCCGCTTGCCTGAGCCCACGCACCGCATCAGGTACATGTCGCCCGACGAGGAGCAGCTGCTGGCTCAGCTCATGATCCAGTGGAACCAGCCGGCTGTACTGGAGGCGATCACCGTCCTGGTCGACACCGGCATGAGGGTCGGTGAGCTGCTGCACCTGGAGATCAAGGACATCGATTTGCGCGAGAACATCATCAGCATCTGGCAGAACAAGGGGGACCTGCCCAGGTCGGTGCCCATGACGCAGCGGGTGCGGGAGATCATCGCCGGCCGGTGCGCTGCCAGCCGGGGGCTGGTGTTCTACAACCTGACCCGTGAAACCCTGCGCTACTACTGGGACCGGGCCCGCTCAGCCATGGGCCTGGATGACGACGACCAGTTCGTGCCTCACGCCCTGCGCCACACCTGCGCAACCAGGCTGGTGCAGTCAGGCGTCAGCTTGTACGTGGTGCAGAAGATCCTTGGACACAGCTCCATTCAGGTGACGGAGAAGTACGCCCACCTCTCCAGTCGTGAATTGAAGGATGCGATTCGTGTCCTGCAAGGGACCGTCGTCCCCGCCCTGCAACCTGTTGCGAAGTCCGCAACATTTGTTGCCGAGCCAGTGATGGCGCACCGCTAAGCCATTGATTCTGGTGGGCCCCCGGGGAGTCGAACCCCGCACCAACGGATTATGAGACCTGGGCCCCATCAGATCAGGCGCAACCACGTAAGCCATTGATCCACCACAGAAATGTCCGACCTATCGGGCGTGCTCCACACGTCCCCTTCTCCACCCTGTTGCCGGACGGAAGACGACCAGCTCGCACTTGAGCAGGAGATGATGCAGCTGGGGGCGGATCGTATCAGCCTCCTCATCAACCGCCGCCGACTGCTGCGGATGGAGTCGTTGTCCCACTACGGCGAGAGCCTGACGGTGGCCGGCATCGACCAGGTGGTCGACGTCCTGCGTCATCACCGCAACCAGATCCGCAAGGGCATCGCCGGCCCCAAGTACGTGCATCTCCAGCCGCTGCTGCAGCTGGCGCCACACAAGATTGCAGCCACTGCCCTGCGGGTGGTGGTCGACTCCATCACCCAGGTCAGCAAGCTGCACGCCTTCGCCTACGAGGTGGCCGACAAGCTGTGGATGGAGACCATGCTGGCCCGGGCCACCGTCTGGGAACGGAAGAACCACAAGGCCAAGCGGCTGCGGCTGAAGGTGAAGGTGGCCGACATCCTGCGAATGCAGAACACCACCATCTGGACACCACAGGAACGGCTGAGCGTGGGCGTGTTCCTCATCCAGCTGATCGCCAACCACACCGGGCTGATCAGCGTGACGATGGAGCAGAGCGCCTGCCGCAAGGTGCGCAGGGTGCGGGCAACAGAAGCCTGCATCCAGTGGATCCGCGAGATGGAGGAACAGGACAAGGCGCTGTGCCCATTCGTGCTGCCGATGGTGGTGCCGCCGCGGCCATGGCAGGGGGTGATGGAAGGGGGCTACCTCAACCCCATCCAGATCAACTCATCGCTGATGAAGGAGAACCCCGAGCAGGTGCAAGAGGCGATCACCGGGGACGAGCCGTTCATCAAGGCCGCCAACCTGCAGCAGTCCGTCGCCTACCAGGTGAACGGCTGGATGCTGGAGCAGCTGCAGTTTGCATGGGACAAGGGGCTGGAGGTGGGGGCGCTGATGCCCAGGGAGGGATGGTCAGTGCCGCCCTACCCCAAGCACCTAGCCGACGACCACCCCGACGTGACGCAGTGGAAGTTCAACGCCAGGCAGATCCACGACAAGAACGACAAGACCAGGAACAAACGGATCGCCACGGCAAAGCTGCTGTGGGTGGCACGTCGCATGGCCAAGGAGCCGGCCATCTGGTTCCCCATGCAGCTGGACTTCAGGGGCAGGTACTACTACCGGCCCAGCTTCCTGAACCCACAAGGCAGCGACATGGCCAGGGCCCTGCTGCTGTTCGCCAACGGCACGCCGATCACCACCGAGGAGGAGGCCGACTGGCTGCGGATCCATGGCGCCAACACCTACGGCTACAGCAAGACAAGCTGGCGGGCCCGGCTTGACTGGGTGCATGAGCACCAGCTTGAGATCGAGGCGGCCGGCCGTGACCCATGGGGCAGAGCTGAGTTCTGGACCAAGGCCGACGACCCGTGGCAGTTCCTTGCCTTCTGCCGCACGTACCAGCAGTTCAGTCATCACGGATACGGGTACGTGTGCCGCCTGCCAGTGGTGCTCGACTGCACCTGCAGTGGGATCCAGCACTACGCCGCGCTGCTCCGCTCCGAGGACATGGCGCAGCTGGTGAACCTGCTGCCATCGGAGGAACCGCGGGACATCTACAGCGTGGTGCTCGACCGGGTGCTGGCCCAAGTGCGCAGCGACGCAGAGGCCGGCGACCCGCACGCCAGCAGCTGGCTGCAGCTGCAGCCCGATCGCTCGCTGCTCAAGCCGGTGGTGATGACCACCCCCTACTCCGCCACCAGGCAAGCGATCTTCGGCTTCTGCCAGGGCTGGGCATTCGACCGGACGGTCGAGCTGTACGGCCTGGATGGGTGGTGCTTCAAGAAGGGGGCCATGGCCGCCATGCACTACATGACCACCATCGTCTGCCGTGAGACGGCCGAGGTGATTGGCCCCGCCAAGAAAGCCATGCACTGGTTCAAGCAGGTGGGCAAGCTGGCCGGCGAGTACGACGTCGAGCTGCAGTGGACGTCGCCCTCTGGCCTGCCGGTGCGGCAGCGGTACATGGACTACCGGGGCGTGCGGATCAAGCTGCACCACCTGTCGTCAGTAGCGATGGACCTGCTGTCGAACCACATCCCCGATGGGCTGAACCCCAAGCGGATGGGCAATGGGCTCAGCCCCAACGTCATCCACTCACTCGACGCCAGTCACATGGCGTTGTCCACCGTTGACGCCTTTGCCTCTGGCGTCCGCAACCTTGGAGGAATCCATGACTGCTTCAGCACGACCCCCGCCGAGATGGCCCAGCTGCGTGACTCCGTGCGCAATGCGTTTGCTGCCATGTACCAGCACGACTGGCTCACCCAGATCACGGGTGAACTATTGCAACAACTCCCCGACCAGGTGCGCTGCAAGGCGCCACCACTTCCCAAGCTGGGCCGGCTTGACGTGAACAACGTCCGGCTTGCCGACTACTTCATCACCTGAAAACCATTCCCAAACTCAAATGAGCAACTTTAATCTCATCGAGAAGATCAAGCTGACGACTCCCGTCTGCAAGTTCCAGTACCCCAGGGTGGTTGAACCCGAAACCAAGTTCAATCCCGAAGGTGTTTACAAGATCGCCGGCCTGATTGACGCCAAGGATTGCGACCAGATCAGCACCGCACTGGATGAACTGCTGGTCAGGCACAAGGAATCGCTGAAGGCCCAGGCCCCCACGCAGAAGTTCAAGCTGGCCGATCTGCCCTGGTCCTTCCAAGAC